TTCTAGAGGTGATTGCATAATGGAATATCTTACACAAATACAAAATGAATATGTTTACTTCACTGATATGTTGAAGTCAATTGAGAAGATTAAAAAGAAAACTCCAGGCAATGGTTTTGCAAAAATGAAATGCAAAGAACGAATTGCAGAACTTGAAAAAATCTTTGACGAGATTGATTACGCCGCTCAGATAACTTACGACTAAAAGGAACTACTATGGATTATACATACATCAAAACAAAAGTCAAGTCAATCACAATGGATGAGTTGACTGAATTGCAGAATTCATATATGGATGCTCAAAAGAAAAACCAGACTTGGATTATGCAGGCAATGGAAAAAGTCTTTGAAGACATAGACTTAGGTAAGATTAGAATAAAGGGGTTGTAATGTTTGATAAGATTAAAGAAGTCCCACCATCTGATTACATGAAGTTTAAGGATGGTAGGGCAGCATATACTGGCGTAGGTCAGTTCACTAATGGGTACGGTCTATCAGTCGTAAGACACGCTGGTTCGTATGGTGGAGAAAACGGTTTGTTTGAAATCATGCTAATGAGAAATGACAATCCAATATCATTACCGCCTATCACGGAAGAAGGTGATACAATAAAAGGTTTCTTGACAAAGGAACAAGTTAATGATATAATAGAAGATGTAAGAAACCTGCCCGGCACAGTTTAAGATTAATCCTTAGTCTATTCTAATGATTATCTTGTACGGAAAATTACTGCTTACTGAATAAATAGTAGTTCACTATAGGAGAATATTATGTGGACTAAACCAAGTTATACAGAAATGCGTTTTGGATTTGAAGTTACAATGTACATTATGAATAGGTAGAGTTTTTCCTCTAACTACCTCTCGCTCCTTTACGGTATAAATACTGTAAAGGAGTTTTTCGTTTATGGCAGATATGTTATCTTATTTTATTGGTAGAGATGGATTTAGTTGGTTCTTAGGAGTCTGTGAAGACAGAGATGACCCTAAGGCAGTTGGACGAATTCGTGTACGTTGCTTTGGGTATCACACTGAAGACCTAACTAAACTTCCTACGCAAGACTTACCATGGGCACACGTTATGCTTCCGACAACATCTGGGCCAGGTGGTTTCCACAATATTAAACCAAGTGATTGGGTGTTTGGATTCTTTCGTGACCCTGATACACTTCAACAACCTATCATCATGGGTGTACTGCCAGGCGTACCATCTTCTGCATCCGACCCAACAAAAGGTTTTAGTGACCCCAACTCCCCAGACGCATTAGATACACAAGATACAAAGTATAAGAAAGACCCAGACTTTGGGCCTTACCCTTCTCGTTCTACCTTTGCAGATACATCTAGATTAGCATCAGGATTACTAGAAGCGCATCCTGAGATTGCAGAACGTGACCTCGCATTTACTGAAGATGTTCTTATCGCAAACGATTTACCTGATGACCCTAACAAGTGGAGTGAACCAAAAACGGTTGACCCATCCACAAGAGGATTACTTGCGACAGGTACAAACCCAGAGACAGGTGAAACTCGTGAAGTCAAACTTCGTAGAGGTACAGAGTATCCATACAATCATGTTCTTGAAACAGAGAGCGGACACATACAAGAGTTTGATGATACACCTTTCGCAGAACGTATCTATGAGAAACATCGTACAGGAACTTTCTATGAGATTGACGCTGACGGTAATAAGGTTACACGGATTGTAGGAAACAGTTATGAGATTGTCGCAGGCACAGAGTACGTCAATGTCAAAGGTGATGTAAACCTTACAGTAGATTCAAACTGCAACACATACATCAAAGGTAATTGGAACATACAGGTTGACGGCGACAAGACAGAAGTTGTTACAGGGAAAGTTTCAGAAACATATAAGGATACTAAAACCGAAAATGTCACAGGTGCAGTATCGGAAACATATCAAGCAAATCAAACAACAAACATAACAGGTACACTAGACTTGGATGCTTCTTCGGAAGTAGACATTGATGCTGGTGTCATCAACTTGAACTAGGAGAACAGATGCCACCAGTAACAAGAGTTGGTTTGGATAAACACGTTGGACACGCAAGTCCCACACCTAATCCATTTCACCAAACACCATATGCAGTTGGTAGTCCTAATGTAAATACTAACGGTGCAAAGACTGTACGGATTGGTGATACTACATCATGTGGCGACCCAGCAACAGGTGGTAGTGGTACTGTGTTTGTAAATGGAATTCCAGTTCACCGTCAGGGTGATGGAACAGGCGGACACGGAAGTTGGGTGCCTAACAACTCAGCATCAGGTTCACCAAATGTAATTGCCGGTGGGTAATTTTTATAATATAATACAAGGAAATATATGTACGCATTAATAGCAACACTCGTAGTAATGAACGCAGTCATCATCAGTGAGAAAGAGATTGAACAATCCGCTCCTGTTCAGTTTGTCAAGAACGCAAACTTTGAACTAACTGATGACAGATGGGTTTGGGCTCCGACAACAAAAGAAGTGGAATAAGTTATGTACGAATACAGATGTAAAGTAGTAAAGATAATTGATGGAGACACAGTGGATGTTGATATCGACTTAGGCTTTGGTGTGTGGTTGAAGAAAGAACGTATTCGTATGTTTGGAATTGACACACCAGAGTCACGCACAAGAGACTTGGAAGAAAAGAAGTATGGTAACGCTGCAAAGGAATTCATCACAGGTATGTTAAATGATGAGGGTGGTATTGTTCTTAAAACAAGAAAGGATAAAGAAGGTAAGTACGGACGTATCCTTGGAGAGTTGTGGAGAACAACTGACTTTGCAGATAAATCAATCAACGACTATATGATTGAGAAACATCATGCTGTTGCATATCATGGACAGTCTAAAGAATCTATTGAGGAAGAACATATTAAAAACAGAGAGTTCATTAATCTCTGAGTTTCGTTATAAATAGAGTTAGGAGATATTAAATGGCAAGTAATCCAAACGCATTTGGTGATGCAGAACTTACAAATGATTCAGATAGAAGTTCTGTAGTCTTTAAGGATTTCAATTTTAATTTTGAAAGACATCCTGTTACTGGAGACATTGCCAAGCTTACTGACATCTCTTCTGTCAAGGCAAGTGTAAAGAATCTCATTCTAACTAATTATTATGAAAGAGGGTTTCATCCAGAGATTGGTTCTAATGTTCGCAGTGCATTGTTTGAGAATGTAACTCCAATGATTGCAGCAAGACTTGGAAGAAACATTGAAGACGTAGTTAATAACTTTGAACCTAGAGCAGATTTGATTAGTGTTACTGTTCGAGCAAACATAGATGCAAACGCTTACGAGGCATCAATAAAATTTAATGTTGTAAACTCCCAAACGGATGAACAAACAATAAATCTATTTTTAGAGAGACTAAGATAAATGGCAACGAAATTACAAGTCACTGAGTTAGACTTTGATGATATCAAATCAAACTTAAAGACATACATGAAAAATCAAACTGAGTTTACGGACTACAACTTTGAAGGTTCTGCTCTTTCTACATTGATTGACTTACTTGCATACAATACTCACTACTTGGGTATGAATGCAAACATGGCAGTCAACGAAGCATTCTTAGATACTGCAACCCTACGTTCTTCGGTTGTTTCTCATGCAAAGACTTTAGGATATACTCCTCGTTCTGCTCGTGCTCCAGTTGCATATCTAAACGTCACTTTGAATAACTCAACACTTACTAGTGCTACAATTGCAAAGGGTACAAAGTTCACCACACAAGTGGATGGTACAACTTACTCATTTGTTTGTAACGCAACCCAAACAATAACACCAGTTAATAGTGTTCTTCGTTTTAGTAATCTTCCAGTATATGAAGGTACACTGGTGACAGCAAAGTATACAGTGGACTCTTCTAATATTGAAAAGAAGTATATGATGACAGACAATCGTGGAGATACAACTACACTTAAAGTATCTGTTCAGAACTCTGCCGCAGACTTGACCACTACAACCTATACTCTTGCAACAGATATCACACAGGTAACCGCTACATCAAATGTTTACTTCCTACAGGAAGTTGATGATGGTAAGTTTGAAGTTTACTTTGGTGATGATGTAGTTGGAAAGAAACCTACTGACGGTAATATTATCATACTAGAATACATTGTTACCAATAAAGAAAAATCAAACGGTGCAAGAACTTTCAGTGGAACATCAGTTGCTGGTGAAACTAATATTACAATCGCAACAGCATCAGCATCTTCTGGTGGTGCAGAACCAGAAACTATTCAGTCAATCAAATATAACGCTCCTCTAGATTATGCGTCACAGGGTAGAGCAGTTACTACAGAAGACTACAAGGTAATCATACCAAAGGTATTCGCAGATACTAAAGCAGTTCAAGTATGGGGTGGAGAAGATAACAACCCACCAATCTATGGACAGGTATTTGTTTCTATCAAAACAATTTCAGGAATTAACTTGACACAGGCACAGAAAGATGTTATAACAACATCACTAGACAAATACAATATCGCTTCTGTTCGTCCTACGATTGTTGACCCAGAGATAACAAAGATTAAACTCAACACTACATTTAAGTATAGTGCCAACGCAACAACTAAGTCAGGAACAGAATTAGAAACTCTAGTTCGTTCTACATTAAATACTTACAACACAAGTGACCTAGAAAAGTTTGATGGGATATTCAGATTTTCTAAGATGTCAAGATTGATTGATGATACAGATACATCTATTCTATCAAACATATCAACAGTTCGTATTCAAAAAACAATTACTCCACAACTTAATACTCTACAGAAGTACACGATTGATTTTGCAAACCCATTATATAATCCTCATAGTGGCCACGCAACTATTGTTTCCTCTACAGGTTTCAAAATTATAGGAAGCACATTAGAGATGT